TTAATTTTAACTTCTACTAGTATTACTAGTTATAACTAGTATATATATAACTAGTTTATATTATATATATTTATAACTAGTTCTTGTTATAACTAGTTCTTGTTATAACTAGTAGGGGGAACTTCTATTTTGAATTGTCTTCTTCAACTTCTCGCCCAAGTATCTCGCAACGATAGGTTTACTGTTTGCAATTTCAAATAAATATTTTTTTAATCTGCTCGCATTTAATTCTGCCATATCGCAAACCTGATCATAATCATCGCTGATAATCCATTCAGCCACAGATAGCTTTTCTTTTGCGGTTCCCAAATACAAATCAGAAATCGCTTGGCACATCACATGTTTCCAAAGCCGACACTCTGACATGAGTTCTTGGTCTCTCTCTATCCAATCCCCAATATATATACTTCTGTTTAACTTGTCTGTCGTTAGCATATATCTTCCCTTGCATACAATCCAAGATCACACTCTCATCTAGATCAGGTCTTCTTGAAGAGTAATATATAACTAACTCTACTTTGACATCTTTTTCAATAAGATTTTCTAATTGTGGGCATTGAAGAGCAAAAATCTTCTCATAGTTTCTAGCCTTATCTGATTTTATCAGGGCGGGTCTTTTCCCAAATGTAACTATTTTTCGTGAGTTTGACTTGCTTGCGGGTTCGCCCTCAATAATAAAATTTATTTTTTTTTGGGTTTCTGTTGACATAAATTGGTATTCCTATTATCTATAAAGTGCGTAAGGAGAAATGACATGAAGATAACCAATAACTTTGGTATGCCACAACCTTTTGTGGACTTTGCCATAAACGACAAATACAGTAAAGGTAAAGCTGACATATCTGTCACTACCTTAATCGACAGTCCTAAAATAAGATTAATGAAAGAACAGTACGACAGTCAAATAGAAGTCGATGCAGTTGATATGGTATGGGCATTGTTTGGAACTGCGGTTCATTCAGTTTTAGAAAATTCTAAACAGTCAGATAATGTTTTAACTGAGGAAAGACTTTACTCTGAAGTTGATGGATGGGTTTTGTCAGGTGCAGTAGATAGNCAAGAGGTTGACAAAAATGCAGATGGCACAGATGAGATAACAATTATAGATTACAAAGTTACGTCTGTTTGGTCTGTGATATANGGNAAACCTGATTGGGAAAAACAGTTAAATTGTTATGCTTATCTCGTAGANANNAAGCATAGCTTTTCAAAGAAAGCAGTTAAGAAATTAAAGATATGTGCAATCCTCAGGGATTGGAATAGAAGAGAGGCTGAAAGAAAGCCTGATTATCCTNAAGCCCCCATAGTATTCGTTGATGTTCCTTTATGGGATTACAATGAAAGAATTAAATACATAAAAAGCAGAATGGCTCTTCATCAAGAGACACAAATATTGTTTGACATACATGATGACGTTGGTCTTTGTAGCGATGAAGAAATGTGGAAAAAAAATGATACATGGGCAGTAAAGAAAAAAGGTCAGAAGAGAGCATTGAGAGTTTTAGATAGTGAAGAAGAGGCTATCAAATATATGGAATGGCACAATGAAACTGACAAAGCCTACGTCAAAAAAACAAATTTAGAAATGGAATTTCGTAGTGGGGAGTACACTCGTTGTGGCAACTATTGTTCAGTTGCTGATTTTTGTAACCAATATAAGGAAAGATAGATATGGCAGACAAAGTAAAGATACCTAAAAGAGTTGTTAGGAAAGTTAGAAAAAGTGGTTTTGTAAAATTAAAGCCTCAAATAATTGGGGATAGACCAAAGGATAGGTCTTTAATAGCAGAGCATATTGCAGAGGCTACGGGAAAGGCAAAAGAAGTAGAGAAAAATGTTTTCATTAGAGCCTATATTTATATAGGTAATTCATGGAACAATTTTATTAATAAAATGTTTGGTATGTAGGAGATTAAATTGAAAAGTAATATACCTGATAAGGTTGTCGATACCTTAAAAGAAATTGGAATGAGCCACACAGATGCGGGTTGGAATTGTCATGGAACTTATGTGCTTTTACATAAGGCTTTGGAAAAAGTGGCAGTTGCTAGAAACATAAAGTTTGATGCTCCTCAAATATTAGAAAACGACAGTAGTAAAAGAGTTGTTAGTCTAATGGTCATGGGTCATATGGGAGACAAATCTGAATGGTCTATAGGCGAGGCATCCCCATCAAATAATAAAAACAGTTATCCATATGCTATGGCTGAGAAGAGGGCTAAAGACAGAGTTATACTCAAGTTAGTTGGTCTTCATGGAGATGTATATGCAGAGGATGAGGCTGACAGTTTTAAAGAGGAAAGACCTGAGGAAATAAAGGGCGGTACTGTTGAAACAAAAGATAAGGATAATCTTCCTGAGGCTAAGTTTGTTCATATAGATAATACTGAAGAGACTGCAAAGGGAATAGAAATGATCAGAGAGGTCTTTATTCAATTCTTGCCAAGTAAGTCTAGTAGAGCAGACATAGTTAGTTTTTGGAAAAGCAACAAAGAGGCACGGGAAGTTTTGGAAAGGGTATCCCCAAAGGACTACGAAGACGTAGAAAAGGCTTTCAAGAAGAGAGCAGAAGAAATTGTCAATGATAAAGGAGAAAATAATGGACAATAATCAATATCCCGCAACGGGTGGGCTATTTGCCCAAAGGGAAAAGAGATCAGATAAAAGCCCTGATTACTCAGGAATGATTTCATTAGAAATGGAAGTTGTTAACGATTTAATAAAACAAAAAGAAGAGGGCATCAGCCAACCTAAAATTAATTTAGTTGGTTGGAAAAAGATGAGCAAGGCGGGTTCTCCTTATTTAAGACTAATAGGAAACATTGAAAGAGAAAGACAAGAGAAACAACATGGCTACACTAAAAGCAATGAGCCAACAAGAGCCATAGAAGATTTAAGAACTGATCAACAACAACAGTCATCTAGTAATGACTTAGATGACGAAATACCATTTTAAGGGAGAATTAAATGTCAGAAGAAAATAAAATTAACAATGTTCATTTTGAAGCAGTCAAAACATCCATGATGCAAGACAAAAACGGAACGAACATACGTTTAACAATACATCCAAACGATGTTCCTGAGGCTTTGCATAAAGATTGGATTGGCTCAAGATATATGGTTGCTATGGTTAAGTTGAATGAAGATGGCACCCCTGAGGAAAGGCAAGAAAATGACAAAGAAAAAGTCGGAGAATAATGCTGATATTCAATCAGACTATTTGACTTTAGATGGTGTTGCCAATTATCTTTCTATAAGTCGAATGACATTATATAATATAATCAATGACGAGAACTCTACTTTCCCAAAAAGTTTTGAAATAATTAAGTCTGAAAAGAACAGACCTAAAAGACTTTATAAGAAATCAGATGTAATCGCTTGGTTAGAAAAAAGCCCTAGAAGTTAAACTTAACTTATGGCTAGGTCTTTATATGAAACTTCACAAGATAGAAGATCAGAAAAACAAGTTTTAGACTATGTCTCCAAATGTTGGGGCATAGTCTACCACAAACTTCCAATGTCCTATAAGTTAGATTATTCTATGTATCGATCAGAACTGCTGGTTGGCTGGGCAGAAGTAAAATGCAGAACACATAATTTTGGAACATTCCCCACATACATAATATCATTAGCAAAAGTTTTAGAAGCTAGGAGATTAGGAAAAGAAACAAATACAACTCCAATACTATTGGTGTCGTGGCTAGATGTATTAGCTTATTTGGATTTTTTTTCCCCTTTCACCATCAAGCAAGGTGGTAGATCAGATAGAAACGATTGGCAAGATCAGGAGCCAATGGCACATTTTGAATTGAAATATTTTAAAAGAGTAGGAGAAATCGATGAGACTAGCAGATGGGTTTGATGATGCGTTTATAGGAACGACTATAAGTGCCTTCGACAGAAAACAAGTGGCAGTATATGATTACGATAAGTGTTTATTAATACTTATGCATGACAATCATATGAAAGAAGAGGATGCAATAGAATACTTTGACTACAATGTAATAGGTGCTTGGGTTGGAAATGGCACTCCAATATTTATGAACCAACATAGTGTAAAGAATATAGAAGACTACAAGGAGGATGACGATGAGTAAGAAAGATAATGTAAATAGACCTAGCCATTACAGAAAAGGTAAGGTCGAGTGTATAGACGCAATAAAAAGTGCTACGGGAGATGGCTACCAATTTTATCTACAGGGAAACATCATCAAGTACATGTGGAGATTTAATCATAAGAA